AAAATAACATTGCATATGATGAAAGAATATTACCTCCAGGTATTATAGAGATCATTGAAGACAAGAGAAAGGTTAAATGTTCACAATGTGAGTATTTGATACCAATGACAGCAAGCAGTAAAATATATAAGAAAATAGAGCACAAGGATGATAAAATAACAGTATATAACTGGTACTGTCCTCAATGTATCAGGATTAACTAATGAATCAACTTAATATAAAACTTATTAATTATTTGATAAGTTTAGACTTTATACAATGTAATTTATTTGTTTTTACAACAAAACATTTTCTTCAATGAACAAATTAAATATTGAATTAGTGCAAAACGTTAGCAAAAGCCTCGACACTGATGCTGAAGAGATCGATTTTTTACTTGATAATGGATTAGATGTAACTATTTATGATCATGAAGGGAAAAGTGTCAGATCTGTTTCTAAAAAATGGCTTCAAAAATGATCATTGGGGTGATCGTTGGCGCAAGACAATGTCAACCTTGAAAGCTTTATTACCTAAGATGGAACGCATATATGAAACCCAGCAAAAGAATAAATTTGTAAATCCTCTTCAAGAAGGATTTGGGGTCCCACCTGAACTCACAATGAACATTTTAGAGCGATGATATAGAGATTAACTCCGTGAAATGCTTATATGTGCAAGCATCACACAAAGTTATGAGTTTGTAAGTAGGCAGAGGGAGATCTTCTGGGAGGGAACGAACATTCGCCAATTTGGACAAGTTTCGTTGAATTTGAAATCGTTTTATTGGTTTAGGCAGCCACGTGCATACAGGAACAAGAATGGATTTTGAGTCTGGTTTTGAATAAAAATCTTCATCTGCTATAGACTCAAATCCACAAACACATTCATAAGGAACTGGGTCATACGAACAGACACACCATACTTATTTGAATATTGACGAGAGAATTTAGACATCTTTAGTTTTAAGGAAAGTTATCTATTTTAAAAAATGAAACTTTTTATAGTGGAAGAGAAACTTCTATTAAGAAGAATAAATGGAAATCTTGCAAACGGGTAGGAGAGAAGAAGAGAAAGAAGATCTTTTTTTCCACCTCGAGCGAATGAAAATGGCTGAACGTCGTCACTCCCCTGATGTGGAATCTAAAACAAGAACTATCATCGTCGATTGGATGATGCAAATTTATATTGATTTTAATCTTGCAAAGGAAACATTTTATTTGGCGGTCGATCTGCTTGACCGATTCTTGACACAACGAAAAGTGGAACGTAGGCAATTGCAATTGGTGGCTATTGGGGTATTTTTAATAGCTTCTAAATATCTCGATGTTTGTTTCGTTCAACCACGTATGCTGATATGGCTTACGGACAACACCTATACTCTCAAACAACTATTGCAAATGGAATCTCTCATCTTGAACCAATTGGAATGGACATTGACTCTCCCTACCCGCTATAGTTTTTTGAGGGAATATTTAAATATATATACCTTGGATTTTGAGAAGACAACAGTCGTCAACTATGTCTTGGATTCGACATTGATGTCTTATTCTTTGACCATATATTATCCTTCAGAAGTAGTAGAAGCTGTGCTCTATTTGACCGTTGATGTTCCTGTCGAAGCCAATTCGGAAGTAGTGGATCTGGTCATAAAAAATCTTCGTTACCTCAAGGAAAATCAAGATGAATTTACATCTCTCCAAGATAAATATCATATTTATACCGAATATAAAACCATTCTTGAATTCTTGGATAGTTTGGAAGATTAAGAGATTGTGATCGTAGACAGTCTTGTCAGAATCATCATAGAAAATGGGATAATAATCAAAATCAAACATATCAGTGTTGGTTAATACATCTCATTGTGTATTTTCAAGAGTATTCAGACTTTGGGGTCAAAGAGTTCAAACTCGGCCATATCCCCATATTCGCAAACATACCAATATTCCACCTGATGGAATTTACACGCCAACTAATTTATCATAAATTAGTTGGTTCTCTTGCTAAATATGATATACTGAAAGTGGGTAAAATATCTTTTTTTATTGTATATTACAATGAAATTGTAATATATATATCTAATGGTGTTCATGTTTGTAATAATAATAACCTCCTCCAATTAGAAGAATCAATAAAAGAATAACTAATATTGCAGCGGCTGCACTACCATAATTTCCATATCCATATCCAAAACTTCCATTTCCTCCGTTTCCATTACTTGCAGGAGAAGAAAGTCTTAGATGATGGCAAGGGATAAAATCTGAAGAGACTTCTTGATAGGATAGACCTTCTGAATGTTTTACTACTTTTACCTCTTCTATTCCCATTCCTTCCAATTTAGTTATTTCAGCATTGGTGAGACCGCGGAAATTAAATTTGTCGTTTACAAATAGATATGCTTGTTTAGTTCCTATAACCCTATGCACCACGGTTAGACTTTGATCTCCATTATAGATGATTCAAGTATATTCACAAGGATAATATCCTTTACATCCTCCTTCTGGATGGATACCTAATAAGCAACCTAAAGAACAAGATTTATTACCTGGAAAGTCATTTGGTTGTTGGCATTCACAGAAATAAGCTCCTACTGTTCCGATGCGGTATCTATGTTCATCTACGCATCTAAATTCTGAGGTGATCATTTCGTGAAGATATTTGTAAGCTGGTGTGTTTGAAAGGACTTCGATTAGATCATGGAGAGACAAGAATTTTTCCTTGATATCTCCACGAAGATCTTTGATGTAGTCTGTAGCGTAATGATCTCGAAGCTTTCGAGTGATATTTCTGGCGTTCCCTAAATCAATCTCTATATCTGCTTCACCTTTCTTACCCGAGAGAATTATTTTGTCTTTCCCCTCAAATCGTACTTTAGAGTCTTTTTTATGTCCTTTATCACAAAAAGACTCTTCTTCATCGAAGAAGAAATTATTCACTTTTCCGACACGAATATCTCTAAAGTAGGATGAATCCAAAATTAGCGACCTTCTACTCTTTGTCATTTATGTTTGCCAAGAAAAAGTTGAAAAAAGAATATAGGAAGAAAAATCTTCCTATATTCTTAAATGAGAAAAATGATTTTTTGGTTTAGATGTAAATCGCAAAATATTCTCAAGAACTTTAAATATGGATCCCGAATATATTTATGATACAGAGCTTACGCTTATTTATAAAGCGGCTTCCGAATTGGGAATTCCAGCAAATTTCTTTTTATTACGTACAAGCACTGAAGAAGATGGAGGAATTCAAGGAACAGATTATACAGTTATTGAATCTTTGAAAGATGTTGTAATTAATCTATCTCGAGAAGGCAAGACTCTCTTGGAGATTTATAATTACATACAAGATATGTCTACTCTTCCTATTTCGCAAGAGGATATAGCCATGATTTATCTTGAAGTTAATTCTCCCGTTCATGAGCGTAAATTAAAGGATAGAAGATTTTTAGATGCTGTGACTGAAATTATACAACTTTATAGATTAACAAAAAAGGAAATTTCTGGTGTAGCTGTAGGTGATGAATTTGATAAAAAAGGAAATCCAAGTCGTGAAGCTATTGAGAGCATTTACAAGGATTATTTATCTTGGTCCAAAAAGGTCAAAGAGAGATCTAAAGAAGCATCTCAAATAGCTCATTCTATTGAAGATATTCAGAAAAGGATTTTTGATTTAGCTGGTGAACCTTATATACATTCACCAATCTACAGGAAATCTGAAAACATTAGCTACAAAGGTTATAAACTTACTGAAATTGAAGATATAGAAGAAGGGAAAGGAAAAGAAGCGATTGAAGAAGAAATTGTTGAAGAAGTTCCAGTGAACACTGAAGATGGTTTCTTTCTTTTTAATGATGCTAGTCTTTCAGAAGACGTTCCTTTTATGCAATATAATATTTTTGAAAGGGGATCAATGAAAAGCTATTACAAGATTTTCAGAGGTGAGACTATTGACAAGGAACCGAATTATAAGAATATCATGATTCCTCCAGAAGAGCTTACAGAACCTGACACATTATACATGAAGGTGTGGTTTCATCACCCTTTTGAAACAAAACACACACCAATGCACCTTTCTCCAGCTAGTTCTTTTGCTACAGTGGAATATAATCTATCACGAAATGTTATTTCTTTTGAGGTGCCTCATATAAAGGAAGCAGAAGATTCTTTTGATCGTTATTTGAAAACATTGGATGAAACAGAGATTGAAGAAATCAACATTTTAGGGGTAGAATCTGTGAGTGAATGGGTAATAATCAAAGCTATTCATTCCGCTATTCCTATTCTATTGTTGGGAAATCGAGAGGAAGAAAGTATCAAAGCAGATGTACTAATTTACGGACCTGAAGTAGATTGGTCTACTTTTCCCTACGCTATTTCATTAGATGAAATTCTTAGTAAGTTCCTTTATATAGAGGAGAGCACGCATCCTCAGGCACTCAAAAATCAACTAAGTGTGCGTTATGATCCATATCCAATCAATGAACCTGAAATTCCAGATATCTTGAAGCAATCCAAGTTTATCAGTAAAACCGGTCTTAGTGCTACCATTAAGCAACAATATACCACTCCAGGAGTAACATATTATATTTATGATCTTGAAACTGGAGAGACAAAAGAGAAAACATTTGACGCTGTAAATCCTTATATCTCGCTGAGCATCAGTAGAACAGCTAACATCAAAGCTATAGAAGAATTTCTCGACACATTTACTTATCTTTTACCTATTTACACAAAACAAAAACCTGAAATCATCGATATATATCGTAAATATATGACAGATGATGAAATGGTACTTTTGTTTGAGGAAGAAGAGGAGGAGGAAGTATTAGAAGCTGGAGAACTTATTAATTTGAAAGCTATACTACCCGACCTTACAAAAGGTGGCTTTGCTAGAGCTTCTCAAGGAACTCATAAACCAAAAGCAATACGTAAAGAAGATATCCCAGATTGGGTAGCTCAAACTTTCAAGTATCATAATAAAGATTATCACAAAGAAGTATTACCTTTTCCAAAACCAAAGCTTGCTGCTAAAGTGGGTAGAGTGATACTTGTGAGTTATATTGATGGTCAAGTGCAGTATCTGATGCAAGATAAAGACGGAAACACAGAATGGAAACCTCAAGAAGCTGTACAAGGTAAAATTATTGAGCCAGAGGCATGGATTGTATGTCCTTCCATCGAGAATCCATTCGTAGGAGTAAAGAAAAATAATATTCCGTCTACTAAGGATAAATATCCTTATATTCCTCATTGTTATAACAGTCCTCAGACAGATCCACATCAAAAAGGTTCTGCAAGTTGGTATCAACAATATTATTTGGGTCGAGAGGAGAAAACTCGGAATAAAGCCGAAAACATTTTGATTACTGACAAGATACTTAAACCAGGTGGAAAGGGAAAATTGGGCCCAGAAATCGAAAAAATACTCGATCAGTATCCTAATAAATCACCCAAGGGTCAATTTTTAAGATTTGGTGTTCCGCAAACACCAAATTCTCTTCTACATTCTGTTTTACTTGCTCTTGAAGACCCTGAATATCTAAACCAGAAAGATAAAGAAACATATGTTCGCAAAGTTAGAAAATATTTAGCCAGTCAAATCTATCCTGCTTTATTGAAACAAGAATTATATGATCGATCTTTAGAAGAGATTTTTCAAATGTTTTGTGCTGTAGATCAATTCCTCGATCCTTCTATATTTTACCGAGCCTTGGAAGTAGTATTTAACATCAACATATATACCTACGGTTATGCAACAAAAGGACATGGAGGTGGAGAAGGAGAACTGGTAATCCCCAGAAATAAAATATTTCACTCTCAACCTTATAGAGCAAGACCTACAGTCCTTATTTTAAGAAACTGGGGAGGTGCAACAGATATGCTTGAATATCCACAATCAGAATTGATCATTGAAGAGATTAGAGGTGCTAAATCAGTCATGTTGTTTACTGAAGAAATGGGTAAAATAAATTACAATGTTCTTCAGCAAACAGCAGCCACTATCACTTGGAAATTCGCTGAAGATGGACAATTTGAAGCACATGCCAATGTTTATTCAGAAGAAGAAGATCAATACTCCTATCCAGATTTTGAAGAACTCATAAATAATCAAGGGAGACATCAAATACTTGATGATTATGGGAAAATGAGAGGATTAGTATTTTCTTCTTTGGAGGAGGATATAACCATGCTTTTCTCACCTTCTCAACCAGTCAATCTTCCCCTCACAGGAAAAGAAAAATTATCCAGTTGTGGAGAAATTCAAGAATACAAGGAAGAACATATATTACCAAAATGCTCTGTTTCTACTGCAACAAAAGTTTTTGGGAACCCTATTTCTGTCACTAAAGATCAGAACAAAATGGTTACAGGGTTATGGTTTGGTAAAGAAATAAAAGTCTACGTTCCAATCAAAAGAACTACTTCATATTCTGATTTAAAGATTGGTGATCCTAATCCATTTGAAACTACAGTTGATAACTCTGTTCAAAGACTTGATAAAATAAAGCGTGATTTAGATTTTATTCAACAGATAATATGGTGGTTATACTTGGTTTCACAAAAACAAGTTTCAGATGAAACTATAATATCTAAACCCCGTTATCATGAATTTGTAGCAAAATATTTTACTTATGATAACTATGATGGTGATAGTGCTTTTTACTATGATTTACGATGGATAGAAAGAACTTTCCCTAATGTAAATTCTGTAGAAGAAGGCATTGAGATCCTTTCAATGCAGGAGCAGAATAGATCCTTTGATGAAGAAGACATCTTTTATTATCTATTTAAAGATGGCAAGGTCTGGTTTTACAATCGTAATTTCTATGATAAAATGGTAGAATGGTTGAGAAAGAAAATACAATTAAATATAGGTTTTGAAGTAAAGAAACCTAAAGTGATTCAAAACTATTTTGTCACTGGAAAAGATTTTGTAAATCAACAATTTGTTTCTATCTTTGTAGGAAAGAGAGAATTAAGGAAATGGTTGGAATCTATGACTTCCAGCGCTCAAATTCATAAAATACATACTAAAATCACTCCATCTTTCACTTTGAGTTTAGAACCATTCATCTTTCAAGATCTTACGGACGGAAAAATATACCATATTCAGAATGTTATTGGTGGATCAAAAAGCAGAGCACTGAATGTAGGATGGACATGGTATACTGAAAAAAGAAACTTGGGAAGCAGAGCCCCACCAACTACAATAAATTATCCTCATCTGATTTATGGAGATTCCATTTCAGGATTGGTTTTATTGGCTGAAAATTTAGAAGGGAAAGATATTCACATTCGATACAAAAGTCTTCCAGTTATTTTCGGAAAAAAGGAAAGAAAGAATCCTACCTTTTATCTTCGATTATTGCAATATAATCTTATAGGGGCGCCACACTATGCTGCCATGTTAGAACTGTTATAAAAATTCTTACCTGAAATGTACAATTCAAAAGATAATAAAAAAATAAATATAGAATAGATATATTTATTTTTTAGTTATAGCGCTTAAATGGGCAATTATCACACTTATATCAAATCTCTTAAACAGATTTTGGGATTTAGAAAACAATGACATCAGTGGCGAAGCTAGAACTTAATTCAATTACAGAGTTTCAAAAAGAAATTCATCAAACTACAATTGATTCTGACGGAAATCCAGAACCTATAACTTCTATCTTTTATCATGAATTTCAGAAAAGCACATGGTATACTCATATTTTACTTAAAATACCATGCCATTTGGATGATGATAATTATGTTTTCAAAGCTAATACCACATTCCATTATTTAAAATACACTTATATTGTTCAGTCTTATCCAGCTATTAGAATTAAAAATGAATATAGAGGTCAATACAAAATATGTTGGCCTCATAATCTGGCTATCAATACTATCACTCAAGCGCGACTTGATGTAGATGATGATTCATTTGGATGGTTTGATCATATTTGGTTAGATGAATACTTTGAGCATTTTACACCAGCTGGATTCAAAGATTTGCACAATATCAATGTGGGGAATCTACCATTTTTAGAAAATTGGAGCGATGAACTTCCATTTTATAAAACTTCTCTCCATCAACCATGGCCTTATGCTCAAGATTCTATATATGCTTTTCCTCTCTATTTCTGTAGCAAAGATACTTCAGTATCTCATGTATATGAGATGAAGACCAGAGTATCGGATTTACTGCGAATGGCAAAAGCAGTAACAGATAAAAATGGAGAAAAAATATGGGTAGAAATGAAAGATGTCGACTTTACAGTCTTGGAAGGAGTAAGCCCTGTGAGTAAACTTAAAAGACCAGAAATGTGGGGATGTTATGCATATGTTACAGATAATGAAGTAAAATGGAATACGAGCTGTGAATCTTCACAAGATAAAGTTTTATATATAAATGATGTTGTTGCTTGTGATCAAACTAATACAGAAACCTATGGTAAATCAGCAGTTGTTGATCTATACTGTGAAACCCCATGCAAAGCTATCTTTTGGGTAGCAGAAAATGTAGATTCTAGTGCCAAAAGAAACTATTCTAATTATACTACTGATTCTTCAAATCTATATCGAGGATGGAATCCTATTGAACATGTTACCCTTAAATACGGTAAAACTACAAGAATCAACCAGATGGAATCTCTTCATTTTGAGCGTATGCAATCTTGGTATCATTTGATATCTTCACCAACAGTGGCAGGTCATAATGTATATTCTTTGGCTGATAATTGTATGTCTATAGATGCAGAAGTAGGTCTAGTATTCTCTAAGCTTCGAGGCACTAGAATGATCTTTAGTTTAAAGAATACAGATCCATTTCAACAAAAATCCAAATTTTATTCTGAAGAAGAAGAATATTCAGAGGTAGATGATTATCTTGATAGTCACACCAGTTATGTTGATGAAGAACTTGATTCCAAATATTCAAGTCCAAACTTTAGAATTAGAGTTAGACTCTTAATCATGAAGAAACTAAAAATAGAAAAGAAAGGAAATAAATATGAATTTTCAATTTAACACCAGATCACATCTTTATAAAAAATTTACAAAGATATAGATAATGATTATATTATTGATCAGAAATAATCTAAAGTATCTTTTATAAAATTAAAAATGGCATCTAATAAGGAACATGATGAATATGCGCAAAAGCTAGCTAATAAAATTGACGGTCTACTGACAATCTATGAAATGATGCCCAAAAATATGCCCAGAGGATCAGTAATTCACCTAGAAAAAGCAGATGGAACTTCGGTTGAACTGTCTAAAAAACAACTAAAATCTAAAAAGGAAGAACTCTTACATGAGGTAAGGAAAGGATTGCCTAAACGTCTCAAACAAGCAGGTAAAAGAACTAGGAAAGTCAACCCCTCTGACTTTAAAAATGTGTACACTCCTGTTATTGTAGCTGATGCCCTTCGTCAACTGTTAAATACAGAAGATTTTGGACCCATAGACCCAATGGATCCTTCTTCTCCCAAATTAATAGAACAATTACCATGTATTCAAAAAGGTTATGGTCTTAGGAATAGTTTCCAATTGCTTTGGTATATTTGTATTGATGTAAATGGTCTTAAGGATAATAAAGATAAGACTATGCTTTTTCCAAGTCAACCCATGAAAGAAGCATTTGGTGATGTGCCAGCATGGTATACCAATGAAATGGATGAAGAAGGAAAAATTAAAATTGTACCCAACGAAAAGAAAATATCCACTTTTGATGTTTTAGAATATCGAGTAAACACATTGGAGAAAAAGGAAGAACTTTTTGACCGTGAAAGATTTAAAATCTATTTCTTTGCTACAATTCTCTCCATCAATCTGTTCAAATCTATGGATTTACCCCAAGATTCACGAGATAGCCTAAAAAGAGAAGATGTCAAGGCTCAATTGCTTAAGGAATTTGAAATCATTAAAGAAGCCAAAGATAAATGGAAGGCTATCAATAAAGAACAAAAGAATCTTTAATAACATTTATTAACAGATAATAAATGTTAACTATACGTTTTTACCAAGACGATTCATAATATTAGATGACATCCTTCATCCAATACTTCAGGGCAGTTTTACAAAAATCTAAATCAACTTGTTTATTTTTCCTTCACTGGAACCAAATAAACCTCTGGTCAGTATATGGCAATTGATCATAAATTTTGATCTTGAAACATATCACCGAACAACTTACTACTTTTTCATAAACTTGATCTTGAAGAAACAAATCGCCGAACAACTTACTTTTTCATAAACTTGATGTTGAAGAAACAAATCACCGAACAACTTACTTTTTCATAAACTTGATGTTGAAGAAAAAATTGCTGAACAACTTACTTTTCTTCAACTTGATGTTGAAGAAAAAATTACTGAACAACTTACTTTTTCATAACTTGATCTTGAAGAAACAAATCACCGAACAACTTACTTTTTCATAACTTGATCTTGAAGAAACAAATCACCGAACAACTTACTTTTTCATAAACTTGATCTTGAAGAAAAAATTACTGAACAACTTACTTTTTCATAAACTTGATCTTGAAGAAACAAATCGCCGAACAACTTACTTTTTCATAA